GACGTGCCTTATTCGAGTGGCATTGTTATGAAAAATGCAATCGATCCTATTCGAAGACTTGATTGTAAAGGAAAGCATGATAATTCTAAATCGCTCACAAATATATTATATGTAGGGGAGATTGACAGGGGATTAGATATAGTTGTAGCATCATTTAAGAAGCTGAACAAAAGAAAGCATCCCGAAGCCAGACTTATTGTATGCACAACTTTAAATTCTTACGATAATCTATCTTTAGATGTGAAAGGTTTGATACATGAATTGAATACAAACCCAAACATAGACTGGCAGAAAGGCGCATATAATGATGAGGATCATCTAGACCTATATCATAGAAGTCATATATTTGTCTATCCTACTAGTTATCCAGAGGTTTCTTATACTCCTCTGATAAGAGCAATGAGTGCTGAGTGTATATGTATCCATTCGTCTTATGGATCTCTACCTGAGATATCACTTGATCTAAGTTCAATGTATGGATACCAAGAAGATAGATTACAGCATACTTTAAAATTTACTAATGAGTTATCAAATGCTCTTAACATATATAATCATAAAGGATTGAAAAGAGCGATGGTACAAACACTGAATGAAAATAAAAAGATTATAGATACGATTTATGATTGGAAAACTAGGTTGTATCAATGGAATGATTTACTATTAGGCGTATTAACTTAAAATAATGGTTGACATCTTCCTAATATGGTGTTAGTATACATTATAACTTGATGGAGTAACACATGGCAAAAGCTAAAACAAAGACAAGATTGCCTCGCAGAGGTAAGACTCAACGTTCTATAGAAGAAGGACACATTGGTTACGAGACCACAGAATGGTCAAACGTGCCTGCAGATCAGTATCAGAAAAAAATCACTGAGACGATGCGACACTATGGATATTTCTACGAGAAGAAATCCTTTCAATCGTGGATGTTAGCTTGGATTAAAGAACATAAGCCGGAAAGCGTTGAAGACTTTAAAGCCGCTGAAGCTTGGAGATGCACTTCAACGATGTCTAGTCTGTGTAAGATGGAGATGAACGGTTGTGTTCTTCCTGAATCTAGCAAAAATTTTCAGATGAACGCTATCGAAGAATTACTGTCTACAGGTAAAGAGAATCGTCTGGCTAATATTGTGTTAGATGCTAATGATGAACCAGTAAAGCCAGTGAAGAGAAAGACTCCACAAGAGTTGCTTGCCGAGAAGACTAACGATTTTATTGGCGAAGTCGAAGGAAGTGTAGACGAGTTCACTACAGGAGTACTAGACAAAAAGTGGTCACTGTATGAGGAAATGCGTAAACTCAATACTGCGGCTCAGACTGCCAGAGATACTATCACGTACTATCTTCCCATTCAAGAAGAGTTGCGTGAACTTGTTGAAGATAAGACAGAAGAGTTAGTTGAGGGATATAGCAATATGTCAGTCAAAGAACAAAAGGCATTCTATGCTTTTATATCTGAACTCATTTCTGACTGTGAGAAGTTTATAATCAGTAAGAAAGCAACTCGTAAGCCTCGCACTAAGAAGCCGACTCCTGCAAGTAAGCAAGTAGCTAAAGTTTTATACCTCAAGGAATCTCCTGAGTATAAAATTGCGAGTGTGCCGCCTGAACAGATTGTGGGCGCTCAAGGAGTATACCTCTTCAACACTAAGACACGTGTTATAAAGTATCTGTTGTCTGATCGAAGAGACGGTTTCACTGTTAGAGGCAGTACGATTGGTGGATACGATCAAGAAGCATCATTCAAGAAGATGTTGCGAAAGCCAGAGGAGATGATTGATGTTATCGGCAAAGCTACGAAGTCTAAGGCAATGAAAACACTCAAAGCCTTGAAGACTAAAGAGTCTACTACAGATGCACGTATCAATAGAGATACGGTTATCTTGAAGATAATCAAATGACAAATGTGATCGATTTCACTAAGCACTACAAAAAAAGGTTAGAGGAAATCTCTGACCTTAAACAAGATGTCGCAGAACTCAATAAGAAAATTGCAATGAAGTTTTCTATTGACGTTGCACATGATGTGGTAGGTGCTATGACAGATTTGGGCTTTGATGTTACTCAAGACCCAGAGACTGTACTAGATATAATGATGTTGATTGAATCCGTTCGTGCTTTGATAAACAGATCGATAGGAGAAGAGTATCACTTTCAGAGTGTATCTGAGAGAATATTTTCTGACTCTGAAATGGATTGTGAGGAGGCACTGTTTGATTTCTTAGAACAAATGGATGAATCTGATAATGATTTTACTTGACAAACCTAGTTGTTTATGTTATATTAGAACTATTGATAATATAAACTAGGAGAAAATTATGATACTGGTTGACTTAAACCAAGTTATGATTTCCAATATGATGATGCAGGTTGGAAATCACCAAAATGCTCAGATAGATGAGAATATGCTTAGACATATGATTCTCAACTCTCTGAGATTTAATAGACAAAAGTTTCATCGTGAATTCGGTGAACTTATAATTTGCGCTGACGATAAGAACTACTGGAGAAGGCAAGTATACGCCTACTATAAAGCAGGTCGTAGAAAGCATCGTGAAGAGTCTGAGTTAGATTGGAACTCGATCTTTCAGGCACTTAATAAGATTCGTGATGAACTAAAGGAGTTCTTTCCATATAGAGTAATCCAAATTGAAACTGCTGAAGCTGATGATATCATAGGTACTATTGTTCACACTGAAGGCGAACAATTGAATACTGGTAGTAATCCAATACTGATTCTATCAGGCGATAAAGATTACATACAGTTACACAAGTATGCTAACGTCAAGCAATATGATCCTACACGTAAGCGTTGGATATCAAATTCTAATCCAGAGATGTATTTGCATGAACATATATTGAAAGGTGATAAGGGAGACGGTGTTCCTAATGTCTTATCTCCAGACAATACTTTTGTTATGAATAACAGACAGAGACCAGTTACTAAGAAAAGACTGCTTGAATGGGCTGATATAAATAATATGGATGAAGAAGTGAAGCGCAATTACATGAGGAACAAAGCTGTGATTGATTTGGAATTAGTTCCTGATAGAATCAAAGCTGAGATCATGGAAAAATATACGGCAGAAAATCCAAAAGATAGAAGCCAATTGTTAAACTACTTCATTAAGAATAAACTTAGAAACTTAATGGAAAGCATATCGGAGTTTTAATATGACTACACTATCATTGGCAGAGATTACTGCTGGCGTTTGCGAATTGAAGGATACATCTGAACAAGTCGCATATTTACAAAAAAATAACAGTAAGGAGTTACGAAATATCCTTATCTTGATGTATGACAATAAATGGAGTTTTTCAATTCCATCGTCTGCACCACCATATACACCATCGGTTATGAAAGAATCGCATGGCATGTTATATCGTGAGGCAAGAAAATTAGCATACTTTATCACTGAGATGAAAGAAGGTGAAAATCTATCTCAAGTTAAGAAAGAGTCCTTATTCATTCAGATGCTGGAAACGGTAGACGAAGATGATGCAAAGCTACTCATTCAAATGCTAGAGAAGCGACCATTTCCTGAGTTGACTGCTGACACGATCAACGAAGCTTTTGGCGAAATCATTAGTGATCCTGTGGATATGCCGCCAGCTAAGAAAAAACGTGGACGTCCACCAAAAGTTAAAGCTGAATAAAACAATAAAGTCACCAAGAAGAGAAGTGAGTTACCACCTATGGCTAAGGGTAAAAAATTCCGTGAATGGATTGAAGAGGAGTCTCTCAAGGATGAGGAAGACATGCGCTTTCGAAAGAAAGACTCCAAGCGATACGATAAACGTAGAGCGAGTATTCAAAAGGCAAGACGCCAGAAGAATAAGCACAAAGCAAGTTTCTTCGAATAAGGGGTTGACTATGTTATGAAAGTGTGCTATAGTACACTTAGAAATGAAAAAAGGTTACAATATGAATAAAGATGAAAAATTAATACTAGTTGACTGTGATGGAGTCTTGGTCGACTGGCTACATAGTTTCTCTATGTGGATGGAAGAACATGGATATGAAGAATTATCTACTCCTAATGAATGCTACGACATTCACACTACTTATGGTATCACTAAAGAGAAAGCTAAGGAACTAGTTAAGTATTTTAATGAAAGTGCTACTATGTGCTGTTTGCCTCCTCTGAGAGATTCAGTCAAGTACGTGAAAAAAATCCATGAAGAACTGGGATACGTGTTTCACTGTATTACTAGTTTGAGTTTAGACAGACATGCGGGTCAGTTAAGAAAACTAAATCTTGACAATCTGTTTGGTAAGACTGTCTTTGATAAGCTTGTATGCTTAGACACTGGTGCTGATAAAGACGATGCACTAGCGCCGTATATAGATAGCGGCTGTATGTGGGTTGAAGATAAGCCTCAGAACGCAGAACTTGGCGCTAATCTAGGGTTGAATGCGATTTTAATCAATCACCCATTCAGCAAAGACTGGCATCATGATGAAGTCACTAAGGTAGATAATTGGAAAGAAATATACGAAATGCTCAGTTAAGAGAGAAGTTTAGATATAAATATCCATTAGATGGGTACACTTGAGGGCAGTCACACTGCCTTTTGTTTTAATTACTGGAGTTACTTAATGCCTATATACACGTTTGAGAATACTGAAACGGGTGAACAAATTGATGAAATCATGAAGATGGACGCACGTGAGGATTACCTGTCTGCCAATCCCCATATGAAACAAATTATCACTAAGGCACCTGCTCTTGGTGATCCACATCGTATGGGAGTAATCAAGACTCCCGATAGTTTTAATTCACTAATGAAAAACATTCATAAGAATAGTCCGGGGTCTAAAATTCAAACTAGATAACCATAAGGATGTTTCATGCCTGCACAACAACAGCAACGATTAACAAAAAGGCAAAGACGAGTTCTCAGACAACAAGGAATACTAGACCAAGATAATAATTTTTCACATGGATTCACTGTAAGCAGTGATATTAGCCCAATGACAGACAATCAAGCTGTAGCGTTTGAGTCTTGGGAAAGCGGAGCAAATCTAATGCTTCATGGCATCGCAGGAACAGGTAAAACGTTTCTGGGTCTATACTTCTCTCTGAAAGAAGTCATGTCAAAAAACACTCAATACAAAAAAGTCTTCATCATACGATCAGTGGTTCCTACTAGGGATATTGGCTTTTTGCCTGGATCCCAGAAAGACAAGATGAAAGTTTACGAAGCGCCATATTATGATATTGCATCCAAGCTATTCAATAGAGGTGATGCATACGAGATTCTAAAACAGAGAAACAATGTCGAGTTTATCTCCACATCATTCTTAAGAGGATCTACATTTGATGACTGTATCATTGTCGTAGATGAGGTACAGAATATGAGTGACCAAGAGTTACATACGGTAATGACACGTGTAGGAGAAAATTGTAGAATTATTTTCTGCGGTGATGTTAAGCAAGATGATCTTACTAGTGAGCGGAAAAAGGAAATGTCTGGATTACGATTGTTCATGAAGGTAATAAAGAAGATGAAAGAGTTCAATTTTGTTGAATTTGAAGCGTCTGATATTGTTCGAAGTAAGCTGGTAAAATCATACATCATAGAACGAGATAGACAAGGACTATAAATACTATCATGGAAAACTATAAGCAAAAACTCAAAGAAATGACCGAACTCAATGCAGACGGAAATGAGAATCGTGGACGTGAGGGCGAAGAACTCTTAGTTGAGATCACGCCCGAGTGTGCAGGAAATCTAGGTCAAATGGGATGGGACTTTGGGGAAGATCAAGACTTCCCCAATACTCAAGAGCGCAAATTAAACAGGAAGCACATGCTGAGAGGGTAACATGGCAGTAGAACAACCACGTATTAGAATTTTTCAATTAGCAAACGGCAAGAAGGTTGCACATCAATTTGTGAAATCTCAAGTCGATAAATTTTTAGCGAATAATTCTGGATCATCGTTGATTCGATAATATAACGGAAAGATGTGATGAGTGAGAAGTACTACACATTAGGAACGCATACTTCCGAGCAGTGGATTGAACTTCACTCAGAACTTATTGCTGACGGTAACGTATATCAAAGTGTGCCTTATAGACAGGTAACTATATCTGATGATAAGGCACACAGTCCCACTAGAGGAAGTTATTTACTTACTCAACAAGAAGCGGTCAAATTAAAGGCAGATGAACGAGTAAAGTTTATCAATCTGAGTCCAGAAAAATATCCAGAGATATTTGAGATACCAGCCGAAGACGTAATCTGTGTCACTAATAATATCTTAACTGATAAGTGGGCTAATCCATATAATAATTGGCAGTTTTGGGCAAATGATTACGGTGTAAGGAATGACTTTAGTAATACCGAACCAACTATAAACCGAACCACTGCACAATATCGAATGCAATCAAAGCGTAGTCCTTGGAAGACAAGTACTACTAACGATACCAGTCCTATCAGTGCTAAATTGCAACAAGTAGGCGCAGGCGAAAATGTCGATATCATTTGCTGTGATAATGGTACTTGGATTGGTCATACAGAATTTATCAACAGCGGAGTTACCAGTGCTGTAAATCCCACAGATTATGTCGGTGGTAATGTGCTACCTGGTGACGGGTATTGTGACGTACTTGATCTTGTTTTGGATGCTCCTTATTATATTGATCCAAATTGGTTTAATGCCTCTGCTTCTACTAGGTTAATGACAAGATGGGACGGAACTACTGTTCCTGTAGAGAGTGTTGCTCTTAGTTGGTGGCGAGATAGCACTCAGCGCAGTTCATCATTTGCCGCATTTGGTAATATACCAGTAAACCTTGGCTACAATAGAGATGATTGTCACGGATCAAATACCATATTGCCATATAGTAGGGACTACAGTGTAACTCCAGGTACTCCAGTTCGACTTGTGATTAATGGGAATCATGGGACACAATGCGCTAGTTTGATTTATGGTCGCACTCATGGGTGGGCATATAACGCAAACAAGTGGCACTTAAACTTACTCGGTCTTAAAAACGTTGGCAGTTACGAGATAGGATTTGATGTACAAAAGGTGTTTCATCAGTACAAGCCAGTAAACTCGTTATACAATACAAAAGATCCAACTATGAGTTCTAATAGTTGGGGTTTGCGAAAGGACGATAAGTCTGGCACTCATTACCATTTTAGAGGTGGAGGTGCTGTTGCATATGGTGGAGCTGGACCTGCTAAGAATGAGGATACATCTCTTATAACTGAGCCAGGATTTATTAGCTGGTTAGGACAAACAGGAGATGGCGGGCGGTGGAAAAGTGAGTTATACGATAATAGTATGACAGCGGCAGGAGATGAACTTACTCAAGCTGGAGTGATATTTGTTGTTGCCGCAGGAAATAGTAATCAACAACAAGTAAATCCAGATCATCCAAACTACGATAATAGAATCAGTAATAACTCTACTAACACATTTTATCAAGATCAATTTACGGAGTTGGGTGGATACGAATCAACGGGATCGACTAATCGAAGAGGGTTTCCTCAGCATATAGGTAAGACTGTAAGCGAGACATTTCAAGGAAATACTAATGTTAAATTTCCTGCTATTAATGTCGGTGCGCTAGATGATGACATGGTGGCCGGATATGAGAAAGATAGAAAGGCAAGTTATAGCGATTGCGGAAATGCGATTGATTTATTCGTTCCCGCAGACGGAACACTGGCTGCCACAAGAGGAGATTATTCAGATTTTTTTGGATTCAACCTTTTTAACTTAGATGTTGAGAGAGTCGATGGTGCGTACTCTGCTTTAAACGCTTTGGACACATATCCATATCGTGGTCCAGGCGAAAATACAACTTTGGGCGCTGATGGTCAAGCTATGGGTGGAGACACTGTGTACGAAAAATATTTCACTGCTTGTAGAGATGTCAGATTTAGTGGAACAAGTGCGGCTTGTCCTGTAGCATGTGGATTTCTTGCGATTGTCATGCAGTATAACAGAGGTTGGAATTACGATAATCTGAGAAACTGGATTCAAAATAACGTTCAAGACCAAAGCACTTCTGATATGTATGACGGCGCAGAGCCTACTACTGCAACAGCAAACTGGGCCGCTGACTACAGGTCATTGTTAGGCGCAGATAGAAAAATTTTATATCAAGCAACAGTTCCCGTTAGCACCGCACATCCAAGTACACCAGGAAGTCCTGGTGGTCCCGTTGACAATACCCCTCCTACAGTTTCAGGATCAACTTCGATCAGCGTTAACGAAAACCAAACCGCTGTGGGAACGTTCACTGCTAATGAGCCTGTCACTTGGTCAATAAGCGGTGGAGCAGATCAAAGCAAGTTCTCGATTAATAGTAGCGGAGTTGTTACCTTTCAGACATCTCCAGACTTCGAGACGCCAACCGATGCTGATGCGGGTAACGATTATATAGTTGATATTAGAGCTACGGATGCGGCTAACAACTCAACAACAGTAACGCTAACAGTCACAGTGCTGAACGTAAACGAAACTCCATATAATGGAGCTCTTGCTGTAGACACACTTTTAGGAGTAACAGTGAGTATTGCTTCAGATCAGACTGGAGATGTTTTCTTCACAAGCGGCAACACTGAAGAAGGAGATAAAATAACTCGATTGCCTCCTGTATATGCAGGTAGCGATTATTCCGTATCAGCTAAGTTTGAAGGTAAAGGCTTAACCACTGAAACTTGGAATGTTAATAGTGTTTCTGCAACGTCAAATGATACTTTTACATACAACACATCATCAGATGCAGTTACGATAACAGAGCAGACTGATCCTTATTACATTGACACAGAGTGGACATGCTTAATGAGTGATTTAACAATTAAAACATTTGAATCAGATATTGCCGCAAAAGCCGCAACTAATCCATCGGTCATTGAATTTATATCTTTGGAAATACCTGATACTGTCGTAACAGAAGAAACCCATCAGTTTTCTGTAGGATTATCTAAAGTCGGAGGCGGAACAGGCAATATAAATATAGGTATTCCTCAAGCGAATCATTTTAATGCGACAGATCACGTGAGTAAAGTACAAAGTGTATTATCTGTGGTAGCCAGAGTGCCTCTTCCACCAGACGAATAAAGGAGTATTATCATGCCAATGGCAGCTAGAAATCTTGATCCAATTTTAACAGGACATCCATGTGATGTAACTTCTACTATCAATATTCCGGCGAGTAAGGTCTACATTGAAAACCAGCCTGCGGCAGTTACTGGTACTGCTATCGCTACTCATACAATTCTATCTGGCTCTAGTTGCGTAAATCATCTCGCAACTACTGGAGCTGGATCACTTAAAGTAAGAATTGTCGGGTTGCCTGCCAACAGAGTAGGAGATCCTGCTGACCTGGGAATAATCATAGGCGGATCAACTAAAGTCATCATAGGAGGATAAAGTGTCTGACCAAAAAGCTGAAATGGTGTTTCAGCAAGTAATACAAGAACAACAAGGCGAACCTAAAGATAGCAAACGACAAGAGGCTGAAGACCACTTTGTCAATTTTCTAGGATATAATCGATCAGACGCTAAAACTTTATCAGAAAGATTTATCAAAAAATATAAAAAATAGCTTGACATTTGGATCTACCTGTAGTAGAATGATAGTTCAAATGAGAGGAATTTTATGTTTAAGCATGTAGATCATGGTCATATCTTCGAAGAATTGTCTGCGGAGATCACTGATAAAGGTAGATTGTATACCACACCAAGTGGTGCGATTCTCCCATCTGTAACCACTGTTTTAGGAGTACAAGACAAATCTGGTCTTGACGCTTGGAGAAAAAGAGTAGGTGAAGCAGAAGCAAATAGAGTTATGGTTCAGGCTGGTGCAAGAGGTACTGCTGTTCACCAACTCGCAGAAGATTACGTGAATAACAAAGAAGACTGGAAAGCTGGTGCAATGCCCGCTAATCTGTTCACATTTAATACAATCAAACCACTATTAGATCAGAGACTAGATAACGTCTGGATTCAAGAAGCACCGCTTTACAGCGAAAGGCTTTCTGTTGCTGGTCGTGTGGACTGTATTGCTGAATGGGATGGTCAACTGTCTATTATCGATTATAAGACATCTAAGCGACCAAAGAAGCTTGAATACGTTCAGAGTTACTTCATACAAGAAGCAGTGTATGCCGCCATGTTCTTTGAGAGGACTGGTGTGCCCATCAAACAGATCGTCACAGTAATCGCTGTAGACGATAATGAGCCTCAAGTATACATTGAGAAGCCAATGGATCATCTGCACAAATTCATCGAACTGAGAAAGAAGTTTAAATCGATTCATAATATCTAAAGAAAGTGGTTGACATTTGGTGCCAACCTGCTATTATATAATTCTAGTTTGTTTAGAGGTGAGATATGACGATACCGATGAAAGAGAAGTTTTTCGCTGAGGGACATACACTTCCTCAGTGCGTTAATCCTGGCTGTACACGTAACGTACAAGTACGAGCATGGTCTAACTGGTCATTCAAGACTGAATGTGGAACCTGCTATAAAGCACGTGTAACCGGCAAGAGAGGTCCCGCTATGGAAGGGATCACAATTCACAAGAAAGATTATTGTGAGAACTTAGACGGTCACTTAGGCTGGAAATGTCCTGTTAATCCTCTTGCTTGGCGTAATTTAGATATGCTTAATGCATTAGACTTAGAGCATTATGACGGCAACCACAATAACAATGATCCAGAAAACGTCAAGACCATATGCAAGCTGTGTCATGGCAAGAAGTCAATGATATTCAACGATTTCAGTAACCAGAAATCATCAGCCAGATTTTTTAGCGGAGTATAGTATGATTAGTATATTGAAAGAAACAACTGACTGGGATATGCCTAAGGGTGAGTACCATGTCGATCAGAATGGTCATCTAGTGGCTTATCAAGCTCCAGAAGCAGAACTGAAAGTATTCAGTACGCCAATGAAGCAGTTCTCTAAGTCCAGAAGAAAGTTCAAAAAAGTTGGTGAATACGCAAAATAAAGGTTGACATTCTTGTTCGACCTGCTATAATTGTAGTTCATTAGATAGAGAGATAAGCATGACTTATTACACCCACACCAAAGACCCCATCGGATGTTTCACAGAGAAAGAGGTAGGCAACTATTTCGAGTACAGCAACAACGATGATCCGTTTCATTGGTGTGAGGACTTCCCACACAAGATATGGGTAGGTGATGTCGTTGGTCAAGGCTATCGTTATGGCATAGTCAAGAAGACTGTTGCCTATATTGCTGTAGATGAGGATGAGTTCGGCTTGCCTGTGCTAGAGAAATGGCAACTGAAGAAAAATGTTGAATATTTTGTAAATTAAAGGTTGACATTGCCAGAGAACCTGCTATTATATAATAGTAAATGGAGATAATAATGAATATAAAAACTAAAGAAAAAATAATCCAACTCTGGCAAGAGTACAATGCTATCATGGCTAATGCTTGGCCAGGCGATGAGCAAGAAATTCTAGATCAGATTGAGGCTCTCGGTGGGCTACATATGGAGGACGAAGCATATGCGTGAAGTTGAAATGTTAGAAACTTTGAAGAAAGATTACCTTGGCATGGGATTCAAAGTTGAGATGGACAAGTACCATCTGAAGGGCATTGCTGAAGGTCTAACTACTACAGAGACCATGCGATTTGTTGATTGGGAAGATGCTTGCGATTGGGCTGGTAAAGCAACGATGAATGTATCTTGTCCATACGTAGTCATGGAACTGCGTAATCCTATTACTGGTGAAAAGGAGAACTTCTAATGAAATTAGTAATTCAAACTCAGTTCAAAGAGAACTATGGCGCCCATGACTGGGACGGTAAGGGCGAGTGTCCACAGTATTGGAAGTTCAAGGGTGGCGAGACTTACGTATTCAACAACCTAATTCCTAATGATGTGACTCGCATCCAGGAATCTGGTATTCCAACTCTAACTCGATTGATCGAGAATAGGGATGAGTCCTTCGAGGAATATATTCTCGACTGGTCGTTCGAGGACAATGATGCGGTCGTGTGCGATGCTTGGGAAACGCCATGGCAACTAGAGCATATCAAGGGCGAGTGGATCGCTAGTCGCACTCAGCGTAGCGGTGAGTATACCTGTTGGAAGCAAGATATATCTGCTATTCACGAAATGTTTATCATGTCGCCAGGTGGGGTACGATCTGGCTATAAGAAGGAAATCGAAATAGAAAGTGGTGAGATATTTTCTTACAGCGACTACCATAAACATCAGAAGCCTGTCGTTGAGACAGAATATGATGGTATGGAGGTTGTCGAACCAATCAGTGCGAGTATACACTGATGAGGTGGATAGGCTGGGTATTTAATACGATTGCGTTTTTGTTCAATCTAGTATTGTATCTGGTTGTTATGTTTTTCCTGCTCGGCTTAATTTTAGTGTTGACAGGACTGGTCTAATATTGTATAATGGAGAAATGAATATGTGGGTAGCAAAACCAAACTTGAATAACAGCATCGGTGTCAAAGAATTTGCCACTGCTAAAGAAGGCGCAGAGTACCTAGAAGAGTACACTGGCATTGAGATGGCTTACGACCGAAATCGTAAGACGAAAGAGATCACCTACGATTGGGAGATCATTGATAAATTATGGGAAGTGAAAGGAAAAATATGTACTACTTAAAATTTACAAAAGCCAATGGCTGGTCGTCATTGTATGAGATGTTCACAAAAGAACAAGTGAACTGGTTGAAGGTAGCCCTCGTAGGCGAAGGCATTGATGAAGACCAAATCGAAATTGGTGAGATGAATAATGCGTAAAGTTAGTATAGATGATGTTGGCGGTAAGATTGTCAAAGAGAATGACATATACACCGTAAAGGACAATACTCATCTAAACAACCTGGTTCTCAGTAGCACAGCACTTAAATCAGGAAAAAATACTAGCGGGCATTCTCACGAAGGTCAAGAAGAAGTCTATTACTTCACTGAAGGTACGGGAATAATGAAAGTCGATGATACGCAATTTCCTGTATCAGCAGGCGATATCATCTTGATTGATGATGGAGAGTATCATCAGGTATTCAACAATTCAGACTCCACGTTAAGATTCGTGTGCGTGTTTGACGGAAACAGGAACCACTGATGAATATATTCGTACTAGAAGATTGTCCCGTAAAAGCCGCAGAAGTACAATGTGATAAGCACGTGGTCAAGATGATCGTGGAGAGTGGTCAAATGCTATCTACGGCTCATCGTATGCTTGACGGCAATCTTGAAGTCTATATAAATGCGAATGGTAGAAAAGCTAGACGTTACAATCTATCTGATTGGCGACAACAAGTTCTATATAAAGCTGTACATTATCATCATCCGTGTACTGTTTGGACTATGGAATCTAGTGACAACTACCAGTGGCATTGGAAACACCTTGAAGCCTTATGTGCTGAGTATCGATTCAGGTACGGTAAGATACATAAGACTGAGACTACTATTCTAGAGGCATTGAGAAGTATGCCTAAGAATATTCCTATTGGCGAGATGACAAAGTTCAGGCTCGCAATGCAATCGAATCCAGAGT